AGTAATGGCTGAACTTGGCGCATTTTTTGGCAATCCAAACATACAGCGTCAAGGTGCTAGGGCTAGAGCCTTGGCAGGACAGAGAGATGTAAACACATTACCAGACCCACTTACTTATGCGGTTATGCAGGGTTTATTGGGAACTAGACCAGATGAGATGGGGTTTAGTGTTCTTAACCCTGATTACGAAAAGATTAAAAAAGTAGCAGAGCCAGCATTTGCTCTTGGATTGCTTGGTCAAGCAGCACCTGCATTAGCACCTTTAACTAAAGGTTTACCAGTAGGTGCAAGTATCCTAGATGTAGGTAAATCAGCATCTAAATCAATTGTTAGAGAAGGCAATCCAATTCAAAGTGCTGTTGTGTTGATTGGCGATAAGATATTTACTGGTAGAACTCATACTGAGGCCTTTAATCGTGCAATATATGAAGGAGTTGTAAGGAAAGAAGGCGGTAAATTTATTTATCCTAAAAATGCAGAAGTCAATAGCGACTTGTTTATGACCAAAGATGGTCAAATCATTGATAGGATTCAAGCCTCTAAAATGTTTGATATTGGGGCTTCAGAAACCGCAATTAAAGAAGGTTTGATGCAAAATAAGCCAGCAAGTTCAATGACTGTTGATTCCTACATAGAGCAAGCAGAAAAATTAAAAAAACAAAAGAAATCAGCACCAAGACAAGAAGCACTAGATACAGCACAAAGAAACGCTGTTGAATATCCTTTAGCACCTGCTGGCACTAGATACGAAGAATTTGGTGGTCAACTTACTTACATGACTCCTGACGAGTATTTGTCCAGAGTAAGACCATTAGAGTTAGATGATGTGTCACTAGAAAACATTGCCTCACTTAAAAGCCATGTTCAATCTGGTGGGAAACTAGACCCATTGCACATTTATAAAGATGGCAAAGAGGATGGTAGGCACAGAGCATATATGGCTAAAGAATTGGGGATTGAGAAAATCCCTGTTGCGCTGCACACCGAAACAAACAATCTTGGTCAGAATATTCCAATGGATGCGCTGTCATTACTGGCAGAACAACAACGTAAACAAATTACAGGTCTGTTAGAATAAAGTATTACTTAACCTTGACCAACCCTAGAGGAGTCAAACAAAATGGCACAAGTCGGAAGACCAATAAACAAATTCTATGTTTATGCAATCAAGAACGAACAAGGTTCAATTGTTTACATAGGCAAAGGCTCTGGGCGCAGATTTGAAGTTCAAAAGAAGAACTTTAAATTGTCTGGAGAAATACTTGAGACATTCGCATCAGAAAAACTTGCGTATGCAAAAGAGGTGGAGTTCATCTCATTGCATAAGCCAAGCCTAAACAAATGCAAAGGTGGCAATGGATGCACGGCTACCAAGAAACGCATTGTTAAACAAGATTATGAGAAACTAATTGAGCGTATAGGCTCTCGTGCTTGCGCTGCTAGATTGTTGCTTTCCTACAACAAAGTTAACCCATCATTGATTGACCAATCTAAAGTAGATTTATTTAGAGAGGTTGCGTATGGCTAATGGAGTTAAAACAGGTGGTAGAAGCGTTGGAACACCCAACAAGGCTACACAAGAGGCAAGACAAGCCATAGCATTGTTTGTTGACCAAAACGCTTACAGGCTTACTGAGTGGCTTGATGCTGTTGCTTATGGTGACCCAACAAATGAGATTAAACCTAATCCTGCAAAAGCCTTTGAGATGTTTCAAAGCGTTGTTGAGTATCACATCCCTAAATTGGCTAGGACTGAGTTAACTGGTGACTCCAACAAGCCTATTGAAATGAAAGTTACATGGGCGAAGTAATCGAAATTCCCTATAAGCCAAGGGAACACCAACTAAAGGTTCACGAGTTACTGGAAGGCAAACGCTTTGCAGTAGTAGTTGCACATCGAAGGTTTGGTAAGACTGTTGCAGCACTTAACCACTTAATTCGTGAGGCGGTGCTAAACGAGAAAGAAACACCCAGATACGCTTATATTGCACCTACCTATGGACAAGCAAAGCGTGTAGCTTGGGACTATCTCGTTAAATACACTACACCGCTAGGCGGTACTAACAACATCTCAGAGTTACGAGTTGACTTTTGGGGTAGGCGTATTCAGCTATATGGCTCAGACAATCCTGATTCCCTGCGAGGTCAATACTTTGATGGGGTAATCATTGATGAGGTGGGTGACCAGAATCCTAAGATATGGACGGACATTGTTAGACCTGCACTAACTGACAGGAAGGGCTGGTGTCTTTTTATTGGTACACCCAAAGGACACAACCATTTCAAAGAACTGCGAGACAGAGCAAAAACAGAGGATGGATGGGGATTGCTAGAGTTCAAAGCCTCAGAGACAGGGGTAGTGGATGACACAGAACTGAAGGCTGCTAAGAATGAGATGGGTGAAGATAAGTACCGCCAAGAGTTTGAGTGTAGCTTTGACGCTGCTGTAGAAGGCTCTTACTTTGGGCAAATCCTAAACGAGTTAGAAGAAAAGAAGCACATGCAAGAAATCCCCAGAGAGGAACTGAGTAGAACTTTTACTGCTTGGGACTTGGGCATGGGTGACTCTACGTCTATCTGGGTGGCTCAGTTGGTGGGTACTGAGGTCAGATTACTGGACTACTATGAGAATCATGGCGTAGGTTTAGACCACTACGTTAAGTGGATTAAGGACAACGACTATCTCAAAGCAGAGCATATATTGCCCCATGACGTTAGGGTCAGAGAACTTGGCACAGGTAAGAGCCGAATGGAAATGCTTGAGGAAGCAGGACTAGAAGTCAAGATTGCTCCCAGAATGGGATTAGACGATGGCATCCAAGCAGTAAGAAGGTTGCTGCCAAGGTGCTGGTTCAATGTTCCTAAAGTGCAGACAGGCTTGAACTGCCTGAGAAACTACCGCAGAGACTACGATGAGAAGCGTAAGATATTCTATGAAAGACCATTACACGATTGGTCTAGTCATGGCTCTGATTCGTTCCGTTACTTAGCCCTTGGATTGGATGAAGGACATTCAACATGGTCTAAACCGATTAACTCAGCACCGAAATGGATAGTTTGATGTATGTACAAATGCAGGGTGTAAATCTAGCCCCTAAAGTAAAAGAACTTGAAAAGCGTCTTGAAATGTTGGAAAATGTGGTAAAAGCATTACAATTGGATAAACCCCGAATGGGTCGCCCTCCAAAGGACAAGCATGGAACAGAACGAACTGAAGTCAATACTACAGGCAGAGATTGATGACGCTATTGGCTTCATTGAAAGCGAAACTGTTGAACAGCGCAAACAGGCTTTGGAGGCTTATCTTAGACAGCCTTATGGTAATGAAGTTGAGGGCAAGTCTCAAATCGTTACTGGAGAAGTGGCAGAAGCGATAGATGGTGCGCTACCTAGCCTAGTCCGTATCTTTACAGGCTCAGACAATATCGTAGTCTTTGAGCCACAAGGCCCAAGGGATGAAGCCTCTGCCAAGCAAGCTACAGACTACTGCAACTGGGTGTTTAACAGGGACAACGAAGGCGTGTCCATCCTCCACGATTGGTTCAAAGATGCACTCTTACAAAAGAACGGCATCCTAAAAGCATACTGGGAAGACAAAGAAGACATTACCAAAGAGCGTTACTTTGACTTGTCTAACGATGAGTTAGCAATGCTGATGAGTGATGAGACTATGGAGATAGTCGAGCAAGATACGACAGAGTTCCCAATATTTGACCCAAATGGTATGCCAGTTGTTGACCCTATGGGTATGCCTGTGATGGGTGCAACTACAAATGTTGTGGTGCAGCAAAAGAAAAAGTCAGGCAAAGTAACGATTGAGAACGTACCTCCAGAGGAGTTCTTGATAAGCAAGAAGGCTAGAACCATTGCTGACTCACCTTTTGTAGCCCACAGGCAGATGTTGACTCGTAGCACATTGATAGCTATGGGGTTTAACAAGAAGCAGGTAGAAGGCTTGCAGATGGGTGATGCACTAGCGTACACACCAGAGCGTGTGGCTCGTTACGCAGCAGGTGAGCAACCTTACCAAACTCAGACAGATGACCCTGCAATGCAAGAGATTGAAGTCTTTGAGTGCTATATCAAAACTGATATAGACGGCAAAGGCATTGCTACACTGGTTCAAGTGTTCTACGCATCTAATGAAATCCTAGAGGATGCCAAGGGTAAGGAAATGGTTGAGGAAGTGGACTACGTTCCTTTCCACTCAATCTGTCCTATTCCTATCCCACACAAGTTCTTTGGTAACTCGTTGGCTGACAGGACAGTTGACCTACAGTTAATCAAGACCACTATCACTCGTCAGATGTTGGATAACTTATATCTAACAAACAATGCTCGTGTTATCGCTGTGGAAGGTCAAGTAAACCTTGATGACTTGCTTACATCTACAGCAGGTGGTGTTATTCGTGCCAAGTCTCCTAACGCTGTCCAACAGTTAGTTGTGCAGAACGTGGCTTCTCAGGCTTTCCCAATGCTTCAGTATCTGGACACAATTCAGTCTAAGCGTACAGGCGTGTCTGATGCCTCACAAGGGTTAGACCCCTCTGTTTTACAGAATGTTACGGCAGCAGCGGTAGCTTCTATGCAACAAGCTGGCGCAGGTAAGATTGAGTTAATGGCTCGTATCTTTGCTGAGACGGGCGTTAAATCTTTGTTCAAGGGTATCCTTCACTTACTTTGTAAGTATCAAGACAAAGCCCGTTTGGTGCGTATGAGAGGTGAGTTCGTAGAGTTTGACCCTCGTACATGGGCTAACCAATATGATGTGTCTATCAATGTAGGTTTAGGTGCTGGTAACCGACAAGAGCAGATGGCTATGTTGTCGATGGTTCTTGCTAAACAAGAGCAGTTGATTGGTCAGTATGGCCCTGCTAACCCTTACGTTTCACCTGCTCAATATCGTGGCACTTTGGGACGCATGATTGAGATTGCAGGGTTTAAAGATAGTGCTGAGTTCTACAAGCCTATTACGCCAGAGCAAGACCAAGCCCTATCTAATCCTCCTCCACAAGAGCAGCAGATGCCCCCAGAAGTACAGGCTTTGATGGCTAGAACACAGGCTGAGATACAAGCCAACCAAGCTAAAGCACAAGCTGATATGCAGATGCAACAACAGCAGATGCAGATTGATATGCAGATGGCACAGCAGAAGGCTGGTCTTGAGATGCAATTATTGCGTGAGAAGGAAGGTGCTAAGTTGCAATTAGAGCGTGAGAAACAACAGGCTTACTTTGCACTGAAACAACAAGAGTTTGAAGCAGAAGCCCAATTAAAAGCAATGAAGATTGGTGCGGGAATTACATCTAATGTAGAAATCAGGGGTTAATCATGGCAATCACTAAACAGCAGATTGTCGATTTCCTTAGTGCTAACCCAACTATGAGCGATGCAGACATTGCGTCTGCTATGTCTCAGTATGGCGTTACTCCTACGCAAATGGCTGATGCCACAGGTATTTCTATAAATCAAGTAATCTCTCGCATTGCATCCACAATACCCCAAGGTTCTTCAATAACGCTAGGCGACACTCGCATTTCGCCTAACTATGAAATACGTGGCTCTGGCGAAGACCAACAAATTGGTGCGCTTCAAAACATTTTTGTAGAAAAAACTACTGGTGATATTAACTACGAAGCACCTATAGGGTCAACATACCAACAACTAAGTGCTGATGGTACGCTTGAAAGAACAGGTGTAACTCAAAAAGTAGATACTGGTTTAAAAGAAATTGCTGCTTTAGCTGCTGCTTACTTTGTGCCTATTATTGGTGCTGAAGTTGGTGGTCTTTTAGGTGTTTCTTCTGCCACAGGTTCTGCAATTGTTAATGCTGGACTACAGGTGGCACAAGGTGCAGATGTAAAGGATGTACTCAAAGGTGCAATCGTTGGTACGGCTCTAGGTGCTGTGTCTTCTACTGTTGCATCAGAACTAAAAGGTCTATCTTCTGACCCGCTAACTCAAAAGTTAATTACCAACATTGGTACTACAGTTGTCAAAGATGTAGTTACTGGTAACACAGATAATCTTGGTCAGAGTTTGCTAGGTTCTGTTGTTGGTACTGTCGTTGGTACTCAAACTGGAAGTAATGCAACTGGTGCAGCAGCCGCAGCGTTGGCGGTTACTGGTGATGCTAAAGCCGCTGCATTAGCTTATGTTGGTGCAGGTGGCTTAAACCAGCAAGCAAACACTGTTGTTAACCAACTTCAACAATCAGGCGTAGTTGACACAACAACAGCAAATTTGCTTGCTAACAGAACTGGCTCATCAATCACGGCAGATGGCAACATTACTCAGTTACCAGCAGGTACTGGTTTGCTAGACACTAACTTTACTGCATCTACGTTTAATGCCAACCAAGATGAGTTTGGTGACTTGGCTGGCGCACAGGCTCGTGCTGCTGCCAATGCAGGTCAAGCATCGTTTGGTGATACGTTTGCAGCTAATCGTGCAGCCTTTGGCCCTAATGCCACATTTACATGGACTAACCCTGCAACTGGCGTAACTGGTACATATACGACAGCCACTGCATCTACCCCTGCGGTAGTTGCTAGTGAAAATCAAAGCCCTGCTGAAACACAGCGTTTGCTTAATCAAAGTAGTTCTTTGTTAGCCGCTAATGCGTCAAACCAAAGCCCAGCAGAGACTGCTAGATTGGCAGCGCAAAACAAAGCTGCTTTTCTAAACACGACAGCCGCCAATGTAAATAGCGGTGGTGATTATTGGGCTGACACAAGTGGAACTGACGTGCTTGGTAACATTACGGGTACAAGGTTACTTGGTAATGACCTAGTTATAGAGTCACCAGCAGAAACACAAAGGTTGTTGGCGCAAAACTTATTACTTGCTAATGCAAACCAAACCCAAACACCAGCAGAATCTAAGCGGTTATTTGAGCAAAACAATGCTTTAGGAACTGCTAAAGCCACACAAGATGCTAATGCCGCAATTGCTGCCATTCAAAGCGTTCTTGGTGAAGATAACCAACTGTCTGCAACAGTCCAACAAGGCTTGGCAAATATTTACCAATCATCTGGTAGCACTTTAGAATATCTTGGTGGTTCAGCATCTGCGTTAGGTTTAACTTCTCCTGTTAACGCTTTAACCAATGCGGGACAAACTGTTAGTCGAGTAGGTGATGCTCTAGTAACCGATGATGTAAACGCAGCTAACAATAATGTTATCGGTGCTGTATTAAATGCAAAAGGTTTGGATGGAAAAATCTGGGCTGGTGCAAAAGCCTTAATAGAAAACCCTCTTGCTTTAAATATTGTTGCTGTTGAAGGATTACAAGAGGGATTGCCACTCCTAGCTGCCGCAAAAATGATTAAGTTTGCGGGATTAGCGGCTGCTGCTGGTGTGGATGTTGGTTTAAATGTTGCAGAATCTGGTGGTGCTGCTTACAACGAGACATTGCGTGATGGCTTGGCTGCTAATTTAACAATGGCTCAAGCCGATAGAAATGCTCAAATTGCTGCTGCTGCCGCTGCTGGCGCAACTTTAGTTACTGGTGGAGTTGCAGACACTGCATTAGTGCAAAAGCTAGGGACTGCTCTTAATAAAACCATTACTAAATCTGGCTCTACTTTTACAACAGAGGCTGTTGGAGAGGGGACAGAAGTTTTACTGGCTACCGCTGGAACAAACTTAATGTTAGGTCAGCCTACTGATTTAAACAAACTTGTATCTCAAATAGTCATTGAGGGTGCTATTGGAGGTAAAACTTCATCAGCAGTAGATGTATCTACAGTCCAATCCAGTTTGGCGCAAGTAAACCAAAACTTAACAAACGAACTAAAAAATGTTGGATTGTCTTCAACAGATGGCTCAAACGTAGTTACTTCATTGGTTAATAATTCCACAGGTGCTTATGTTGTACCAACCAATGCAGTAAGTAATCTTACAAGCGATGGCGCAACATACGCTACTAACAATCAAGGTATGGATGCGTATTACCAGAGCATCAATGATTTCCTTGCTACAAATCCAACTGCACAACAAATATCTGACGCAAAAGCAGAGTTTGATGTAAGTGATGCAGATATTGTTGCAGCGCAAAACTTTGCAGCATCAAATGTTACTGGTGGGTCAGATGTTACGGGTATTGATGTTCTTTTAAACCAATTAACTGGTGGCAAGGCAACTACTACAAATGGCGCAGGCGTTGTTCTTGCTACAGACACTACAAACAATACTGCACTGGTGCTAAATGCAGCAGGAAACATTCAAGTAGTTGATACAAGTGCAAATGTTACTTCTGCTCCCAATACTAACCTTACTACAAATGTATCTACAAATAACGTAGTTGGTGGTGGTGCAAATACTGATGCTATGTCTAAAGTGTTGGCTGACTTGCAATCATCTGCATTGTCAAAAACAGCCGCAACCAAAGCCGCAGCAGATAAGATTGCCTCAGACGCAGCAGCCGCAACTAAACTTGAAGCTGATATAGCAGCCGATAATTTGGCTTTTGCTAATAGAGCCGCTGCCGCTAAAGCAGAATTAGATGCAAAAATTAAGAAAGTAGCTGATGAAAATGCAGCCGCAGCAATCAAAAATGAAGCCGATAAAGCAGCCGCTGCTAAATCTGAAGCTGATGCAAAAGCTGCTGCTGATGCGTTGGCCGCTGCTAATGCTACTGCAAAGGCCGCTGCTGACGCTAAAGTAAGTGCTGATGCTAAAGCTGTTGCAGACGCACAGGCTGCGGCTGTAGTGGCTGCTAATGCTAAAGCGGTTGCAGACGCTGCCGCTGCAAAGGCTGCCGCTGATGCAAAAGCCTTGGCTGACGCACAAGCTGCTGCTAAAGCCGCCACTGAAGCTAATGCAAAGGCCGCTGCTGAGGCCGCTGTTAAAGCTGCTGCTGAGGCTGCAACTAAATCTGCTGCTGACGCTAAAATTGCTGCTGATGCAAAAATAGCTTCCGATGCTGCTGCTGCGACTGCTTTAGCTACGGCTCAAGCTGATGCAAAGGTTCTAGCGGATGCTGCTACTAAAGCGTTAGCAGATGCCAAGGTTTTAGCAGACGCAAAAGTTTTGGTAGATGCCAAGGCTGCGGCTGACGCACAAGTGTTGGCAGACGCAAAAGTTCTAGCAGACGCTAAAGTGTTGGCAGACGCAAAGGTTTTGGCTGACGCAAAAGTTTTGGCAGATGCCGCAATCAATACCCAAATTAACACCAACCCTAACGTAAATACAAATCCTAACGTAAACACCAACCCTAATGTTAATGTAAACCCCAATGTAAACGTCAACCCTAACGTAAATGTTAATCCTAACGTCAATGTTAACCCCAATGTTCTTACAAACCCTAAAACTATAGTAACAACACCGCAACCTGTTGTTAAAGAACCATTAAGTATCAACGATTTAATTAGTCAGATTAACGGGGAAATACCTGTATCTCTAAATCCCCCACTGCCCCCTCCTACTCCTCCTGTTATTACTACAACGTCTTTGTTGCCAACTACACCAATAGTGACAACACCGCCAGTATTCCCGCCAATATTGCCACCAGTAGTTCCTCCAGTTGTACCACCAGTATCAACAACAGTAGTGCCGCCAACAATAAGAATACCCCCAATGTTGCCGCCAACTACGACACCACCTACCACACCAACTACTAAGTGGGGTAGTCCTGCACCTTATGGACCATTCGTACCATCCGCACCAATTGATTTTGGCAACAGACAATTATTTGTTGGCACACAATTCGATAAATTCTTAGACCCTAACTACGGGAAAGTACCTACTCCTGTTCAATACTCACAACCATCAAACCTAAGTTACAACGATTTGATGAGTATTTTGGGTGGCGCACGAGGTATGCCTTCTGCGGGTAGCCTATCTATCAACGATATTATTTCTGGAATACAAAACCAATATGGACAAACACCTGTTAGCACAGTGGGCCAAAAATCTACTTAATGATGATTTTTTCAAAGAAGTCATAGATAACTTGAAAAAAGAACAGATTAGTGTGATAATTAACACAAGTGCAGAAGAATGTGATAGGCGTGAGGATGCTTATCGGCACATTAAGACTATTGAACTAATTACAGGACACCTAGAAGGTATGGCTTCGGAAACTGTGATTAGGGAGAAGAAGTGGAAGATTCTGTAGCCTTTAAGCTACCCTCCGTCCAGAAGGTTTCTGGCGATTATCGAGATGACAAATGGAAAACACCAACCCACAAGGGAGTGAAAGCCTAGATGTAAACCAAGCCGCTTCAGCGTTTGAGGGCATGATGGGTGAATCTGAGGAAGCCGAACAAGGCCAAGCCGAAGGTCAACCAGAGTACCAGCAAGAGACTGATGAAGTTGAGTATGAGGAAGAACCAAAGCCAAGATATAAAGTCAAGGCATCTGGTGAGGAAGTCGAAGTAGAACTAGACGAACTCATTAAAGGTTATCAACAAGGTACGGATTACACAAAGAAGTCTCAGGCTCTAGCTGAACAACGTAAGGCTGTTGAAGCTGAACGTGGTCACTTAGAGCAAGTTAAACATGAGCGACAGGCATACGCCCAGAAGTTGCAAGCGTTGGATAGCTTCCTTACGCAGCAAAATCGGGGTGTGGACTTAGATGTTCTAAGGGAAACAGACCCTATCGGTTATGCGGTAGCGGTAGCTGAACAGAGTCAGCGTGAGAAGCAGTTAGCAGTAGTCAGGAATGAACAGCAAC